CAAAGAACTGTTATTGCGCAAGCTCTATGAAGTCTACGAACAAGAGTTCTCACGTCAATTGTATGAATACTTGCACAAAGTTCTCAACAAAAGAGGCAAAACTAAATTTGGGATTATATTTTGGGTCCTAGGCACAATAGCTTCAGGATGGATCGGTACCACAGACGGAAACACTGAAATAGTTTTCGCTTTATTGTGGGCGGTCATGCATGTCTTAGATCCAAAATACAACAGAGGAATTAGGTTTTCAGCGCAAGGAGATGACAATAACACATCGGTGACGGAATTTCACCACACTCTTGAAGACATCATGGAAGCATCAAAAATGTTTGGACATGAGTTCGAAGGAGAGATTGTTACTCCAGGGAATTACCATAAATTGAACTACTGTTCACAAGTAGTAGTCGACGTTGGTGATTGCACAGTCTTAGCTCCTATGATAGGACGACTGGCCGCGAAAACATTTGTGTGTCATAAACCAGTACCGGAACACCGACTCAAAGAACACATCGCGGGCGTCATGTATGGATATAAACACTACCGGTGGATGCCCGTGTTAAGAGCCATTTATAATAGATTCTTTGAGTTGTACCCTGAAGTCGTTCCTAAGCGATTCTACGGGGATAATAACCCACACAAAGTCACGTTGGGTTTCGATGTCGAGGTCGATGATGTCATGGTCGAATCATGGTTTTATGATCGTTACGGCTTTTCCTCAGATTTGCTAGAAAAACAAATCTATGCACTCAACTTCGAGATGGGCGATTGTTATGACTTGCCTCTCATGAACCAAATATTGGAGATTGACGGCGTGTCCTATAACTATACTGGTGCAGACATGATAGAATTGATGAGACAACAGTCTTCCACATTCAGTCAAGGGAAAGTCTGGGATATCATATCGCAGGTTTTTTATTGAGACCTGAACAGGTCCCAAAACTGTTCAAATCGAGCTACTATTCAGAGACGAAGGCTGTATATTCCGGAGTGATGCCCGGCGTGCCGAATCAGGGAACGCACTTACGCGAGGCCGTTTCTCGAACCTACTGTGAAAGAAAGACATGGTTTATAACAGTAACGCGAGAAACGGTAACATGGATTGGTTATTCAACCTTAGAATGCAGTTATCCATTAAATAACAACAGCACAACATGTCAAACATGTACTATGACGGAACTAATAGTACTTGTTAAAGAAAGTTTCAAGATTCAAGCTAAAAATACTAAACAAAACAAGAACAAGAATAAGAAACAAACGCCTAAATCTAAAGCTCAATCTACACTTGGTCGTATGCTCCTTTCGAGCGGCCTTGGTGGGTTGGGCAACATGTTGGGCCCGATCGGAGGACAAGTCGGAACAACTCTGGGAAACTGGGGAGCTGACGTTTTAGGAATGGGCGATTATGAAGTAAAAGAAAATTCTCTTATGAATGCTAATTCAGGC